CTGCTGAGCAATAACCGTCGCGGCCGTTCCGGTACCGCGACCAACACCGAAGCAAGGAGGAGCACATCCATGTCCGAAACAAAGACCCACAGCGCCGCAGCGGAATGGCTGCTGCGCAACGGCCTGAGCCTCAACCGCGACAAAGCGATCGAGGCCTGCACCGCACACCTGATCGACAGCCTCGAGGTCAGTGAGTCCACCGCCAGCCAGGCCGCGCTGCAGGCGCTGGCGGATATCGAATGCGCCGGCCAGGAGGCCTGGATCGACGTCGATGCATCCACGGCCTACGTGGTCGTGATCCGCCGGCCGAACGGCCGCTCGATCGCCTGCACGGTGAAGGACCTGATCCGCGTGCACGCGCTCGGATCGAAATCCCATCAGACCACCCACTGACGCACCCCGGTGCGTACCGATAATTGCGGGCGGCTATGAATCCGCAGCTTCACAGCGATATCCGGGAACGACTCCTCAAGGACTACGGGTTCCGGGAGCACGGCCGCTACCTGCAGAAGGGGCGCTGCCCGGACTGCGACAAGCGCGAGCTGTTTGTGAACGCCGAGGCGCCGTGGATGCTCAAGTGCGGCCGCGAGAACCGTTGCGGCTCGCAATTCCACGTCAAGGACATCTTCCCCGAGCTGTTCGAGAACTGGAGCGATCGCTACGGCCGGCCCGATAGCGCGGCCGCGAAGGCCGAGCCCGCCAGCCAGACGCCCGTGGCGGATGCCTACCTGCGCTATGGCCGCGGCTTCGACCTGCGGCTGATTGCGGGCTGGTACAGCCAGGAGACGTTCTACGACCCGAGGATCGAGGCGGCGAGCGCGACCGTGCGAGTGCCGCTAGCCAACGGCCACTGGGAGCGCCTCATCGACCGGCCCGAGCGCTTCGGCAAGCAGAAGGCGCGGATCAAGTCCGGTACCGAGTACGGCGGGCAGTGGTGGCAGCCGCCGTCGATGACGCTCACCGAGCACGACGAGATCTGGATCGTCGAGGGCATCTTTGACGCGATCGCGCTGCTGCACGTCGGCCTCGCCGCGGTCTCCGCGATCTCGTGCAACAACTACCCGGGCGACGCGCTCGCCGGCCTGGCCGAGCAGTGCCGGGCCTCGGACAAGGCGCGCCCGACGCTGGTCTGGGCGCTCGACAGCGACAAGGCCGGCCGGACCTACACGATCAAGCACGCACGCCGCGCCCGTGCCGAGGGCTGGGAGTGCCGGGCGGCGCAGGTGCCCGAGGTCCGCGGCGGCAAGCGCGACTGGAACGATGCGCTGCAGCGCGGCGAGCTCACCGACGAGGACCTCGAGGAGTACCGCTACCACGGCGCGCTGCTGATCGCGCAGAACGCGGCCGAGAAGGCGCTGCTGATGTACCAGCGGCGCGAGCGCCGCGAGTTCCCGTTCGAGTTCAGCCGGCGGGCCTTCTGGTTCAAGCTCGACATGGACAAATATGAGCGCGCCGTGAAGGAGATCGACGCGGACGACGGCGAGCAGCTCTCGCCCGAGCAGCGCGAGCAGGCGCTGCGCCAGGCGGGCGTGGTCACGGAGATCGCCTCCTGCTGGCCGCGGGCGCTGTACTACCAGGCCAACGCGATCACAGACGAGGCCTGGTACTACTACCGGGTCGACTTCCCGCACGACGGCCAACCGGTTCAGGACACCTTCACCTCCGGACAGCTCACGAGCGCGGCCGAGTTCAAGAAGCGGCTGATGCACATCGCCCCGGGCGCGCTGTGGGAAGGCACCACACAGCAGCTCGACCGGATGATGCGCGAGCAGACGTTCAACATCCGCCGCGTCGACACCATCGACTTCATCGGCTACTCGCGGGAGCACGGCACGTGGATCTTCGGCGACCTCGCCGTGCAGGGCGGCGAGGTCCACCGGATCAACGACGACGAGTTCTTTGAGCTGCGCCGAGGGCTCAGCCTCAAGACGCTCTCACAGTCGGTCCCGCTGGCGATCAACGACGACCGCGACGCCTACCGCAGCGACTGGGCCAACCTGGTCTGGAAGGCCTTCGGCGCGCAGGGCGTGCTGGCGATCGCGTTCTGGCTCGGCTCGTTGTTCGCCGAGCAGATCCGCGCCGAGCAGAAGTCCTTCCCCTTCCTCGAGATCGTCGGCGAGCCGGGATCCGGCAAGTCCACGCTGATCGAGTTCCTCTGGAAGCTCGTCGGCCGGCGTGACTACGAGGGTTTCGACCCGAGCAAGGCGACCCAGGCGGCGCGGGCGCGCAACTTCGCCCAAGTCTCCGGGCTGCCGGTCGTGCTCATCGAGTCCGACCGTGACCAGTCCGAGAACGCGAAGGGCCGGCAGTTCGACTGGGACGAGCTGAAGACCGCGTACAACGGCCGCAGCGTCCGCGCACGCGGTCACAAGAACACGGGCAACGACACCTACGAGCCGCCCTTCCGCGGCGCCGTGGTGATCTCCCAGAACGCCGCGGTCAACGCCTCGGACGCGATCCTGCAGCGCATCGTCCACCTCGAGTTCACGCGCGAGACCCACACCCCCGAGACCAAGGAACTCTCCGAGCGACTGGAACGGATCCCGGTCGAGGACGTCAGCGGCTTCGCGCTCGCGGCCACCACGCGCGAACGCAAGCTGCTGGACCTCGTCGCGGAGAAGACGCCCGTCTACGAGGACGGCATCGCCTCCCTGCCCGAGATCCGCATGCACCGCATCGCGAAGAACCACGGCCAGCTCATGGCCCTGGTCGAGTGCCTCGGCCCGAACGGGCTCGGGCTGCTGCCGTCTAGCGCCGTCGGCGAAGCCATGACGCTGCTCGAGGACATGGCCCGCGAGCGCCAGCAGGCGATCAACGCGGACCACCCGATCGTCCAGGAGTTCTGGGAGGCGTTCGACCACGTCGAAAACGCCGCCGGGTTCCCCGTGCTGAACCACTACCGGCCGGACCACAAAGAGATCGCGATCAACCTCAAGCACTTCGAGCAGGTGACCGCCGAGAAGAAGCTGCGCGTCCCGACGACCACCGAGCTCAAACGCCACCTCAAGGCCAGCAAGGTCCGCAAGTTCGTCGAATCCAACCGTGCCGTGCGCTCCACGATCCACGACGGGCGGACCGTCAAATGCTGGGTATTCGAGCGGGAGTCCTGACCATGAGCCAACGCACCTACAGCCTGTCGGAAACCGCGGCCAAGCTGGATATCGGCCGCAACACCATGACCCGCCACCTGCGCGAACTCGGCGCGCTCGATCGCCAGAACCTGCCGGCCGGGCGCTACCGCGAAGACCCGCGCCTCGTCGTGCGCAAACGCCGCTACACCCACCCGGTGACCGGCCTGACCGAGTACGGACGCACCGAGGTGACCGAAGACGGCGTCCGGTTCATCTCGCAGATCCTCAGTACGCACTGGGAGCACGGTGCCGCGCCGGCGAACCCCCTGCCCCCGACACCGAAGCCCGGCGTGCCCGAGGGCACCCTGCATGACGCCGGCGAGCTGACCGTCGTCACCCCCGACGGCGAGCGCGCCCACCACCGGGCAGCGATGGTCGTCGTGTTCGATTCGCCGGCGAGCCTGCAGCACGCGATCGACGCGCAGTGGTGCGGCTACGAAGCGCGCCGCGACATCCCCGAAGAGCAGCTCCACCCCGATCTGCTCGCCAAGCAGTCCTGACCACGATCCACGGAGAGAGCCCGATGGAAGAGCACACGACAGCCGGAGCCCCGACGCCCCACGACATCCACGAACTGATCGCCGCGCAGCGGCAGCAGCAGGCCGACAAGGAAGCCGGGGGCATCCCCGCGCTCCGGCGCCTGGTCGAGGTCGCACAGAAGAACAGCGGCCAGTCCCGGCACATTCGGCGCTTCCTGCTCGGGCTCTACAACGCCCACGCCTGGCCGTTCGAGCTCAACCGCCTGCGCAACCTCGACGCCAGCCTGCAGGCGGACGCCCTCGCGGTCCTGCAGATGGACATGACCGCGCGCCGCGAAGTCCACCTCTACATCGAGGACGGCGATGGCCTGTGGCGCGAGTGGTGGTACCGCGAGGAGGCGTTCGATGCCGACAACGAGACGGAGGGATGAGCATGTCCGAAGACGCTTTCGATCAATGGGCGATCGTCGAACTCATGGGCGCCAGCGGATGGCCGGCCGGGTCACCGAGCAACGGATCGGCGGCACTTCGTTCGTCCGCGTGGACGCTCCGGCCGTCGCTGACCGCCCCGCATTCACGAAGATCCTGGGCGCATCCGCGATCTACGCGATCAACCCGGTGACCGAGGAAACCGCCCGGGCAGCCGCCCAAGCGTTCCGCCATGTCCCGATCAGCGAATTCGAGATCCCTGCGTTGCGGCAGGGCGCGCTGAGCCTGGAGGAAGGCGACCCAGAGGCCCCGGACGACGAACGGCCGTTCTGAACGGTCACTGACAACGAGAACAAGGAGAACCCCATGGCCGACGACGCCGATATCGCCAGCGATTACGCCCACCGCCTGAACGAAGAACAGCTCGAGGCACGCGTGCGCTTCGAGGGCGAGAGCGAAACGCACTGCATCGACTGCGACGAAGAGATCCCGCAGCTACGCTGCGAGAGCCTGCCGGGCGTCCAGCGTTGCGTCGACTGCCAGTCCATCGCGGAGCGCACCTGATGCACACACTGCAGCCCGACGACGAAGGCCGGGTGAACATCACCCGGCTCGCACCGGCGGACAAGCGCGCGGCCTGGGCAGCGATCCAGCGCAACCGCCCCGACATCGCCGAAACCATCCAGCAAGAAAACTTCCAGGCACTCCGAGAGGCCTTCGACGCAGAGGTCTGCGTCGACGCCGACGCGGTGTCCGACTTCAAGAACGAGGGAGAGCAAGGTGTCACACGCTGACTTGATCGAACCGCTCGGCGCCGGCGAGCCGACAGCCGAGGAATTCCTGACGCACGCCCGCGACGAGATGCGCGAACGCGCCAGCTCGCGCGACAGCGAAGGCGGCGAACGCTCCATGGGCCGCTGCATCGCCGCATTCAACGCGCTGTACGGCAAGGCCATCGAAGAACGCGTCGACGCGGGCAAACCGCCGCTGAGCGAAACCATGGGCTGGGAGTTCATGAGCGTGCTCAAGAAAGCCCGCGGCGCAAGCGGCGCCTACCGCGCCGACGACTACACCGACGACGTCGCCTACGCGGCCCTCGCGGCCGAGTGCGCGGGGAACGGGGGTGACCGATGAACCGTTACCGCGTCGTTTATGCCGCGACCTACGTCGGCGAAATCGTCGTCGAGGCGGAGAGCGTTGAGGAAGCACAAGTCAGCGCGCTCGAGGAGATCGACCCAAAGCACGAAACGCTCACCTACACGGGCGAGCGCCTTGAGTTCACCGACGGGCAAGTGACCCGCGTAGATCCGGAGAGAGACCAATGAGCACTGTGCGCCGCTACTTCGAAGTCATCGGCGAAGCCGTCGACCAATGCGAGGCGATCTGGTCGGAACGCATCACCGAGATACAGAGGGTTCAAGCGGTCGCCGAAGAATACGGCTTCACGCACTGCGCCTGGTACGACCATCCGATGACGGGGTGCGAGCTGGCCGGGTTCTCGCGTGAGGACGGCGAGCCCGACCGGGAGTACTGGATAAAGGTAGGCAATGCATCGAGCGGCGAAGCCGTCTGGAAGCCGAAGCGCTCGAGCAAATGGGGCAAGAAGATCTTCGACCAGCTGGACAAGATCCAGCCGCCGAGTTCGAAGAAGCTCTGCGAGCTGTTCGGGCTGCAGAACTGGGAAGTCCAGGGCGCCAGCCAACGCGGCATGACCATCGCGGTCGCGACGGCCCAGAAGTTCGGAGACCGATTCGTCGTATCCGTCCCCGAGAAGGACGACGCGAAAGCGAAGATCTTCGAGGGCCACCCATGTCTCCGCGAGCTCACGCTCGGCGAATGGCGCGAAGTTCAGCGCGCCGCCGAGGAAGGCTCGCGCGCCGAGACCTCCGCGTAGAGGAGCCGCCGATGCACCCATGCCTGCACACCACGAACAAGCAGCTCCGCGTCGGGAACCAGCGGATCCAGACCCACCGGGCCGAGGACGGTACCGACGGTGGCCCCGTCGACGTCCCGATCATCGCGACCGAGTCGACCGATGGCGTCGACGGCCCCAAAACGGTGATCGCCAAGTTCTGCCCCTTCTGCGGGCAGCGCCTGCGCGGCGATCGGGCAGGAGGTACCGACGAATGAGAGAGCACACGCACCGAATGGCGCAACGCCTCAACCGCGCGGCCGACCGCCTCAGCGACCGCCCAATGCCGGCGGAGCTGGACAAGATCCGTGGACAGATCCGGCAGCTGTGGATCGCGATCGACGTCGACTACGTGCAGGAAACGCTCGAGGCGAAACAAGCCGAAGAAACCGGCGGAGGCGCCGACACCAGCGCCTCCGCCACCTGATCCGATTGGGAGAGAGCCCATGTACCCGGAAACCGCACAGCGGACGCACGCCACATATCGCGACGGCCTGTCCTCATGGATCGCGAAAGCCGTCTCCACCGGCAGCGAACCGCGCACCCTCGGAACCACCTACGTCCGCGCACGCGACGAAGAACACGCCGCCGACCTCGGCCGCGACGCCCTGAGCCTGCGCTCGACCCTACGCGGCCGCCGCGACTGGACCGTCGTCGCCCGTCCCGCGGATCCCGAAGAGGATCTCGGGATGGTTCGGCTCACGGGGGCCTCAACGTCATGAGCGCCGTGAGCTGTGAGGTTTGCGGCAAGGCCACGCCGTCACCCTGGCCGGTCGCGGTCAACGGCGTCGCCGGCGACGTGCGCGAGCTTTGCGATGGCTGCGCTGCTGTCAGCAGCCGCGGAGGTGTTTCACGTGCTCGAGCACGAGGAGGAATAACGCGATGGCCGTAGAAGCCTATCCCCTGCAGTGGCCCGAGGGTGTCGATCGGACGCACCCGAGCAAGCGCGAGCTCGCTCGCTTCTCGAAGAAGACAGGCGAGCGCATCGCCACCCAGAGACGCCTGACCGTGGCCGATGCGCTGCAGCGCCTGCACGACGAGATCGGGCCGAAGAAGCTACCGGCCAAGCATCTGGTCGTTTCGTCGAACGTCCCAACCCGGCAAGACGGCCTGCCGTACTCGAACGCGCGCGAGCCCGACGATCCCGGCGTCGCCGTCTACTTCCAGCTCGCCGGCGAACCGCACTGCCTCCCGTGCGACACCTTCACCCGCGTCGCCGACAACATCGCAGCGATCGCCCGATCACCGAGATCGAGCCGATGGAATGGCTGGAGATCCTGCGCAAGCTGGAACGCGCCGGCAAGCACGAGGCCAAGCGCCAGGTGCGCTCGATCGCCGGCGACATCTACCGGCTGGCCATCGTCACCGGCCGCGCGACCACGAACCCGCTGAGCGAGATCGGGGTCGCCCTGCTCCCGTCGAAGCAGAAGCACCATCCCCACATCTCGGGAGATGAGCTGCCGGATCTGCTCAAGGCGATCTCCGCGTACGAGGGCAGCCAGCTCGTGCGCGCCGGGCTCCAGCTGCTGATGCTCACGGCGGCGCGCCCGGGCGAGCTGCGTGCCGCGGCCTGGGAGGAGATCGACCTCGAGGAGGGGATCTGGCGCGTGCCGCCGGAGCGGATGAAGACGGGGCGCCCGCACCGCGTGCCCCTGCCTCGCCAGGCCGTGGCCATCCTGAACGAGATCCGCCCGCTCGCCGGCCCCGGGCCGCTGGTATTCCCCGGCCGCAACGACCGGACCAAACCGCTCTCCGACGCCGCCTTCACGCGGGCCCTGAACCGCATGGGCTACCACGGCCGCCACGCGCCGCACGGGACGCGCCACCTGGTGGCCACCGAGCTGAAGGAGCTGCGCTACCCCGGCGAGTGGATCGAGGCGCAGCTGTCGCACAAGCTCCCGGGGATCGGCGGCGTCTACACGCACGCCGAGCACATGGCGCCCGGCCAGCGCCCGGCAATGATGCAGCACTGGGCCGATCACCTGGATTCCCTCGAGGCCGACAACGTCGTCCAGCTCCCGACCGCGGCTCAGAACCCGTAACCCTGCCGGCGGCCGCCGGCGCACTCATCCTCTGCAACCGACGCGAAAACGAATCGCGCGTCGGCGTGCGTGTGCGTCGCGCGTTGGGGGCGGCGCTAGAATTGGTGGGGGGTTGGGAAAAAGGTAACAAAGGTTACGGAGCCTCAGAATCGACTCTAACCGCCTGTTTTTCCGGGAAATTGCCGAGATCGCAAAAGGTTGCAAAAAGGTAACGGAAAGGTAACAACGTTACTTCTTATAAAGGTAACACCCTCCTTTCTCTATACCCTTGCAATTCAACAACTTGCGATCCTGTTACCTTTTGCGTTACCTCTTGTTACCTTTTCGAGGTAACAGCTATACCCCCAAGATTCAGGGACTTAGAAGCGCAAAATGGGGGCTGTTACCTTTGTTACCTTTTTCCGACGCCCCCCCTGTGCTTCAGGCCGGCCTGGGCGGCCCCGCGCTGCGGCCAGTTCGTGCAGATATCGCCGGAATCCGCATGTGTGGCAGGCACTTATGAGATCGCCGCGAACCCCGTAGCTGCCGCCTCAGCGGCCCAACCGCGTGCGCGCACAAAAACTGACCGCTCTAGATCGCGGGCGGGGCGGGGTGTCGAACGCGCGCGCCGGGCCCCTGGTGGGGGTGGTGGGGCTGGTTCCGGGGGCTGGACACGAAAAAGCCGCCCGAAGGCGGCTTGGTGAGACTGCGGAGCTGCGCGCCTGGTCAGCGCGCGGGGTCGAGGGCTGGGGCGCTGGATTCCTCGAGGACGTAGGGGCGGAAGCGGACCACCTCCTCGCCGAGGATGTCGTTGATCTCGCGGAAGACCTCCTGGAGCGGCTGGAGCTCGTTGGCGACGAACACCCGGGCGGCCTTCTCGACGTCACCGAACCCGGCGCTGTTCTGCGGGATGATTCCCATCAGCTGCGGCGGCACGCGGTGGCCGGCGAGCTGGTCGTCGCGCGTGACGTTCTTCACGTTCCAGAACTCGTCCTTGGCGGCCACCTCGCTGATGGGGATCAGCTGCACGCCGTCCTTCTTCCCGTTGGGCGCGTAGAGGAAGAGGTTGCGGAAGTTGCCCGGGCCCTTGCTCTCCTTGAGCGCCTTGCGCATCTCGTCGATGTCCTCCTGCTTCTGGGCGGCGTCGTTCATGTAGAGGATGAACCCGGCGTGGCTCCCGTTCAGGTAGTACTTGCGCCGGAACAGCGTCGCGCTCTCGTTCAGCCAGGCGCTCTGCAGGCTGCCGAGGTAGTCGGGCACGCCGTACACCTCCTGGTCGATGTCCGGCTCCATCAGGTGGATCAGCCGGCCGCGCGGGAACTTCTGGGGATCGAACCAGTTCGGCACCCACCAGTAGCGGTCCAGATCCGCGTGGCGGCGCACGTACTTGGCGCGCGCCGATCGCAGCCCGAGGAAGCGGCCGAGCCGGCCGTAGATCTTCTCGAGGTACGCGTTGCCGAAGACGAGGTAGTCCAGCGCCGCCGAGGCGAAGTCGCGGCGGCTCAGCAACGGGTGCGGCTGGAAGGTCTTCACCAGGATGTTCCGCTTCACCTGCAGCGCGGATCCGTGGTGCGCGGTCGCCCGGTAGGATTTCGCCAGTGCCGGCAGGTCGACGGGCGGTTCGTACCATTCGTAGGGCGACTGCCAGATCCCGGCGTAGAGGAAGTCGTAGCGATCGAGCACCGGCGTCGGGTCGCCGAAGCTGAATGCCTCCATGTTGGCCGTGCCGCTCTCCGGGGCCGGATCGGTGGCCGGGCTGTCTTCGCTCATTCGTACATCTCCATCAAGGACTGTTCGGCGCCGGAGGCCGGGCCGTCGAGGGGTTCGTTGTAAAGCGCGTGCATCGCGGCCCACGCGAGATCGGCGTGGCCGGTGGTGTTGTTCCGGCCGGACCGGTACGTCAGCTGGCCGCCGGCATCGGTCAGCGATCGGCGGATCGCCATGAACGACTGCGCAAGATCGGTCCAGCCGGAGTCGAATTCGAGGCGCCCGCGGTCGATCACGTTCTGGGCCTTCATCACCAACCGGGCCTTGCTGTCCGGCGTGTACCGGAAGCGCACCACCGTCGGGAAGAACTTCTCGACGAGCTCGGCGACCAGGTCGCCGATGCCGGTGGTGTCGATGCCGATGTAGGTCACGTTGTAGCGCTGGGTGACCTTGCGGACCTCTTCGGCCTGCTCTTGGTAGTCCAGGCCGCGCAGGCGTTTGCGCTCGACGGCTCGGTGCTTGCCCTGGCGGTTGCGGGCCGCGGCGATCACGACCAGGCCGGCGCCGTCGCCGTCCTCGCTATCGCCGGACGGGTCGTAGCCGACCCAGACCTCTTCGTCGGCGATCGGCCGTTGGGCGAAGGGCTTGAAGTCGCGCCAGACTTCCCAGCTGTCGACCATGCAGGCCTGCAGCGAGGCGAGCGGGAACACCGACAGGCTGTCGTCCACGAAGTGGCAGAGCAGCAGGTTGTTGTATTCCTCCAGGCTGTACTCGAGCTCGAGCTGCTCAAGGTCGAAGAGATCACAGCCGCCGGCGATCGCATCCTCGACGGTGACGATCTGCCGCCACTGGCCGTCGGCGCAGGCCGCTCCGTTCTTCAGCGCCTCGTGACTGGTGTCGATCTCGACGCGCTCGGCCTTCGGCCGGCGCTTGTTGTAGAGCTCGCCGGTCCAGAACGGGTAGCCCTCGTGGCCGACCGAACTCGGCGTGCTGAAGTAGGTCTGGGTCCACTGCTTGTGCATCGCCATGCCCGAGGCGACCTTGCGGAACTCCTGGAAGCGCTGGATCCAGAAGTACTCGTCCATGTAGATATCGCCGTGGTAGCTCTGGGCCGTCCGGGCGTTCGTGCCAAGGAAGTAGAGGCAGGCCCCGTTGGCTAGCACCAGCGGATCGCCCTTCAGCTCGACCCCGGTCACCTCGAACACGAACTGGACGATGTACTGGCGGAAGACATGGGCCTGCGCCTTCGAGGCCGACATGAATATCTTGTTCTTCCCCGTCTGCAGCGCGTCGGTAACTGCCTCGCGGGCGAAGTACCAGGTCGCGCCGATCTGTCGGCTCTTGAGGAGGTTTCGGATCCGGTGGTCCTGCCCCGCCTGATACCAGGTGCGCTGGTAAGCGAACAGCGCATCCTCGAACGCATCCCGGACCGCCTGCGCGCCCTCGTCGCCGACGTCGTTTTTCGCTTTCTTGCGCTTCGGCTTCGCGGCGTCCTTGCGATCGCGCTTGGGGTTCAGGTCTGACTCGGCGCCGGTTTCCTGGTAACGGTGCACGCGTGCCAGACGCTCGATCTGCCGCCCGAGCAGGTCGATCTCCTTGAAGTCGCGCCCCTCCTTCAGATCCTTGTTGATCAGCTGAACCATGCGCGCCTCGAGGCTTCCCTCGACGCGCTCGGTCGGCGTGGCCGCGTCCCAGCCGTCGCGCCGCTTCCACGAATGCACCGTCGCAGGCTTCTCGTTAAGCAGCTCCGCGATGCGCGCGATGCGCCACCCCTGCCAGTAGAGGTTGCGCGCATGCGTGCGTGGAGACTCGATCGTGTCCGGGAGAGAACTCATGCAGGCAGCGTACCCGTGCGCCTCGCGGCGCCCCTGCAGCGTGGAGCGGTAAGCGCAGCGCCTTACCCTCCGCGCGCGTTGTCGCCGCGAGCGTCAGCGTCGAACCTGATCACGACACAGAAATCAGGCATTTGCCCGAGGATTGACGGCCATGGCGAAGAAGTTCCGCGTAGCGACCGAAGGGGCGACCACTGACGGTCGCAAGCTTGCTCGGGAAAGCCTCGAGCAGATGGCGAAGAACTACGACCCGAAGCGCTACGGCGCCCGGGTCTGGCTCGAGCACATGCGCGGCATGTTCCCCGATGGCCCCTTCGCGGCGCTCGGCGACGTGCTCTCGCTGTCGACCGGCGAGATCAAGGACGGCACGGACTCCGGCAAGGTCGGTCTCTACGCCGAGATCGAGCCGACCGAGAAGCTCAAGGAGATCAACCAGCAGCGCCAGAAGATCTACTCGAGCATCGAGGTGGACCCCGAGTTCGCGGACACCGGCGAACCCTACATGGTCGGCATGGCCGTGACGGACTCGCCGGCGAGCCTCGGTACCGAGATGCTCCAGTTCTCCGTGCAGCAGGGCGAGAACAGCCCGCTCGCGGCGCGCAAGCAGAGCGCGCACAACGTGTTCACCGCAGCCGCCGAGGTCGACTTCGACTTCTCTGAGGAGGAGCAGCCGGGCGGCGACAAACCGAAGCTGCTCGACAACGTGAAGGCCATGTTCAAGCGGCACCGCCAGACGGGCGACGCCCAGATGCAGGCCTTCCGCGACGACGTCGAATCGACCCTCGAACTGTTCGTGAAGGAAGCCGGTGAGCTGCGAGCCGAACTCGACAAGCGTCCGACCGCGGAGCGGTTCGACCAGCTCAAGGCCGACCACGACAAGCTGCAGAAGGATTTCTCCGGGCTGCACAGCCAGCTCGACCTGACCCCGGACACGCCGGGCCGCGAAACGGCGACCGGCCAGGACGGCGCAGTCGAGACCGACTGCTGATTCGCAGCCCTGCACCGACCGCACCGATAGAGACTTGACTCAAAGAGGCCAGCGTCATGCGTAACGACACCCGCATCGAGTACGAGCGATTCACCCAGCGCGTGGCGCAGCTCAACGGCGTCTCGGATGCAACGAAGACATTCGCCGTCGAGCCGAGCGTCCAGCAGACGCTGGAACAGAAGATCCAGGAGTCGAGTTCCTTCCTCGGCCGGGTCAACGTCATCGGCGTGGACGAGCTCAAGGGGCAGAAGCTCAAGCTCGGCACCTCCGGCCCGATCGCCGGGCGGACCGACGTCTCGGCGAACGACCGCCAGACCCGGGACCTGTCGGACCTGACCGGAGAGGACTACGAGTGCCGCTTCACCGAGTTCGACACGCACATCCCGTACGCCACGCTCGACGCCTGGGCGAAGTTCCGCAACTTCCAGACGATGCTGCGCAACGCCATCGTCCGCCAGCAGGCGCTCGACCGGATCATGATCGGGCTCAACGGCACCTCGGCTGCCACGGCGACTGACCGCGTCGCCAACCCGCTGCTCGAGGACGTCAACATCGGCTGGCTGCAGGCCTACCGGAACAACGCCCCCGCCCGGGTGATGACCGAGGGTGCGAACACCGGCGTGATCCAGGTCGGCGCCGACGGCGACTACGCCAACCTCGACGCCCTGGTCTACGACGCCGTCAACGAGCTGATTGAGCCTTGGCACCGCGAGTCGACCGACCTGGTCGCCATCTGCGGCCGGAAGCTGCTCGCCGACAAGTACTTCCCGCTGGTCGACCAGGACCACAAGCCGACCGAGCACCGCGCGCTGGACATGATCATCAGCCAGAAGCGCATGGGCGGCCAGCAGGCGGTCCAGGTGCCCTTCGTGCCCGATGGCGCGATCCTGGTTACCACGCTCGACAACCTCTCCCTCTACTTTCAGCGCGAGGGGCGCCGCCGGCACGTCGAGGAGAGCCCGAAGCGCAACCGGATCGAGAACTACGAGTCCTCGAACGACGCGTACGTGGTCGAGGATTACGGCGCCGGTTGCCTGGTCGAGAACATCTCGATCGGCGACTTCAGCGTATAACCGGAGCAGCGATCGATGACGAGTCCAGCCCGCCGCCACTTTCAGCGTGTCACGGCCGCCCGCGAGGCGGCCGGGGCCGGTTCCGAGCCCATGACCGGCGATACCTACCAGCTGATGCAGGCATCGCTGATGGAAGACCGGCGGCGGCTCAAGGACATCCAGAGCATCGAGCGCAAGATCGAGGTCAAGCGCGAGCTGTTGCCGAAGTACGACGACTACGTCGCCGGCGTGCTCGAGTCCGGCCAGGGCGCGCAGGACGATGTCCTGATGACCTGCATGGTCTGGGCGTTCGACGTCGGCGCCCTGCCCGCGGGTCTCGACGTCGCCGAGTACGCGCTCGCGCACGACCTGACGCCCCCTGACCACTACGAGCGCGGCACGGCCGCCATCGTTGCGGAGGAAGTCGCCACGGAGGCGCTGCGCCAGCTCGGCGGCGAGGACGCCGACGCCGAATCGCTGGTCCCGCTGCTCGAGCGGGCGCGTGACCTGACCGAAGGCGCGGACATGCACGACCAGATCCGCGCCAAGCTGCACAAGGCCTCCGGCTACGCCCTCTGGGGCGCCGGCCGCGGCGAGGATGCGCTCGAGCACCTGCAGCGGGCGCTCGCACTGGACGAGAAGGTCGGCGTGAAGAAGGACATCGAGAAGCTCACGCGAGACCTCAAGAACGCGGGCGGTCAGTCCGAGGGCTGACCCGCCACACCGAGTCGGCCACCCCGACGTCGGGCGGCGCGGCGCACCACACGTTTTCGCTCTCTCCCCGTGTGATGCGCCGCCCACCGCCCTCTTACGGGAGGCTTTGGGGGAAGGATGAGCTTCGTCGTCGCCGGAAATAGCAACGCCGAGGCGGGGGAGGCCATCGAGAACAACGGCTTCTGGCCGGGCGTCGACCCCGCCGATTTCCGCGCCACCACGCGCGTGGACACCACCATCACCGAAGAGCGCGTCGCCGGCGCCCTGCGCGCCGCGATGATCGACACCAACGATCGCCTGCGCGACTGGCAGGCCGACCAGGTCGCCGCCGGGCACGCCTCAGCGGGCGATGTGCCCGAGCCGAGCCACCGGCCCGCCGGATCGATCACCGCCCTGTATCTCCGCGCCGTCTACGCGCTGGCGAAGGCGAACCTGGTCGAGCGGTACCGCGACTACGACAGCGCCGGCAGTGAGAGCGAACGCGTCGAGGACCTGACCCCGACGATCGACGACTACCGCCGCGACGCCGCCTGGGCTATCTCCGACCTGATCGGGCGCAATCGCTCGACGGTCGAACTGATCTGATGCCCGAGCGGGTCGTGCACGCGCAGCAGGGCGACACGGTCGACCTGATCTGCAGCCGGCACTACGGCCAGACGGCCGAGATCACCGAGCGCGTCTACCGCGCCAACCCGGGGCTGTGCGAGCTGGGGCCGATCCTGCCGATCGGCACCGCCGTCCGGCTGCCCGATGTCGAGCCGCAACCGCAGCGCGCCAGCGTGCAGCTCTGGGAGTAACGGATGAGCGAAGAGGACAGCGTGACGGTGCGTGAACCTACCGTTGCCGAAATTGCCCATCGACAGGAACGAATGGAGCGCGAGCAGCGGGACCAGTGGCAGCAGATCCACGCGACCCGCGATCGCGTGGCGGCGGCCGAAGCCGGAATGGAACGGCTCTGGGGCGAGCTGCATGCGTTCCGGACCGAGTCGCGCGAAGACGCGAGACAGGTCACCGAAGCGATCGGCAACCTCGGGCAGAGCCTGTCGAATAAGGCGGACGCAGAAACGGACAACTGGCGGCGCCGAGTCGATGAGGCGCTGATGACGCGAGAGGGCAGCCGCCGTCTGGCGCGATGGCTCCTCGGGCTCGGTATCCCCGCGATCGCGGCCATTGCGACCACTGCCTACTACCTCGGCGCGATCCTGTGATGGAAGTGATCCAACGCCACCTGTCGGATGGATTCAACGACTACGAGATCAAGCCGGAGGGCCTGCTGGTCCACTACGTCTCGGCCCGCTACACGATGCCCGACGACCCGTACAACGTCGACGAGATCATCCGGATCCTCGCCGAGTACGGGCTCGGCTATCACGACCTGCTCCCACGCGAAGGCGGCGTGATCGAGCTGGTGCCGGCACCGCTGCGCGCCTGGCACGCCGGCGAGTCCGTGTGGAAGGGCCGCACCGACTGCAATTCCTGGATGCTGGGTGTAGCGCTGATCGGAATGCACGGCGAGCCGTTCACCGATCGCCAGTACGACGACCTCGCGCAACGCACCGCCCGCCACGTAGCACGGTTCCCGATCCGGCGCGAGAACGTGGCAGGGCACGAGGACGTCGCACCCGACCGCAAGAAAGACCCCGGCCCGTCATTCGACTGGGACCGGTACGAGTCGTCGATCGCCGGACTGTGGAGACCGTGATGCTGACCGATCCGATCTGGTGGGTCCTGGTGGCGCTGGGCATCGCCGCCAACTTCGTGCTCGCACTCAAAGAGGCCAAGGAAGCCGCCGGCGTGTTCGTGGGCCCACTCGCCTACATCCGAGGGCAGCCTTACGCCGTGATTCTGGGTCTGCTGGGCGGGATCGGCGCCGGTTTCTGGATGGCCTCCGACGTGGAGGCGGCAAAATGGGGCCTCGCCGCGGGCCTTGCTGGTACCGGCTTCTTCGAGCGCATCGCGAAGAAGAAGGCACCGTAGATGCAGCGCAAAATCCTCATCCTCGTGGCCTTCTTCCTGACCGTCGGCGCCGCGTTCTGGGGCGGCAAGCTCTGGGGTTGGAGCGCCGCCGAGGCCGAAATGGCCGAAGCGCGCGAGGAAGCGATCCGGGATGCCGTCGCCCAGGACCGCCGGGAACGCGCCCGCGCCGACTTCAATGCGCAGGAGCGCGAGCGCAAGCGGCTGCAGGAACTGCGATCGCGCGTGGCGGACCTGCAGGCAAAGAACCGACGTGCGCGCGAGTGGCAATCGAGCCAGGCCGCCCAGCGCGAGTGCTTCCCGCCGGATGCGCTCAAGATCTTCCGGAGCTACTGATGCGAGCGATTCTCTGCGCGCTGCTTGGGCTCGCCGTCACGGCATGCGCCCCGAATCCGACGGTGCTGCCGCCGTCGCCCGACACCTACCCGGCCGCGCCGGAACGATTGCTCGACCCGGCCAACTGCCCGGACGCAGATCCAGACGGCGAAGGTGTGCTGCACGATCCGGCTGACGGCACCGCCGGCGCGGTGCTCGACGCGCGCGGCCGCAACGGCGAGATGTACGTCCGATGCCGCGCCGCGTTCGAGGGCCTCGTCGACCACGAGCGGGAACGCATGCGCCGCCAGCGCGAAAAGGCGATGGAGGGAAGCGGCGAATGAAGAAGCTCACCAGCCTGCGCCAGTACCTGATCGACGCCTGCCCGGCTCTGCAGCGGGATCCGGACCAGCTGATCACCCTGATCGATTCCGGCAGCGTCCGGTTCCACGTCGGCGAGAGCCTGTCGCACCTCTACGACTTCCGCGCCAGCGTCATCCTGACCGAGTTCGGCGCGGACGTGGACACCGTCACCCTGCCGCTGCTGCACTGGCTGTCGATCTACCAGCCCGACCTCCAGCCGGAGGAGGCCATCACGTTCGAGAGCGAGATCCTCAAGAACGACAAGATCGACCTCCTGATCACCGTGCAGCTCACCGAACGCGTGACCGTCGCGCAGAACGAAGACGGACACTACGTGGCGACCCACCATGAGGATCCGCGCGAGATTTACGAGTACGGCCCGACGCCCTGGGATCTGCACGCCACCGACGAGACCGCGGACGAGACCGACGTCTACCAGGGCGGGGACGGCTAAGGCCGCGCCATGGACGACGACCTGCAATCCCTCGAGGATTGGGCGACCCCGCTGCTCGAGCGCCTCAATGCCAGCGAGCGGCGCGGGCTGATGCGCAAGATGGCCACGGAGCTGCGCCGCAGCCAGCGCGAGCGCATCCGTGACCAGAAGAACCCGGACGGCAGCGCCTACGAGCCGCGCAAGCGCCTGCGAGGCAAGTCCGGCAGCATCCGTCGCCGCGCCATGTTCCACGAGCTGAGCAAGGCCCGGTGGCTGAAGGCGAAGGCCACCACGGACAGCGCCACCACCGGATTCTTCGGCCGCGTCGCCAGCATCGCAGCCGTGCACCAGTACGGCGAGCGCGACAAGGTCGACCCCAACGGCCCCGTCTACCACTACCCGCAACGGAAGCTGCTCGGGTTCAGCGATCGCGATCGCACACTGATCCGCGACCTGCTGATCGACTATCTCGGACGGTAAGGGCAGCGTCTTACCCTCCGTTATCGTTCGGCAGCGCGTCTCGGCAGGCGACCATGCCTGTATGCGTTCCGCCGAACTCCATCGCCTGATCGAGAATCTCGTCCGCGTCGGCACCGTCGCCGAGGTGGATCACGACGCCGCGCGCGTTCGCGTGGAGTCCGGCGAACTCCTCACCGGCTGGCTGCTGTGGCAGGCACAGCGTGCCGGCGACGCCCTCGAGTGGGATCCGCCCACGGTCGGCGAGCAGGTTGTCGTGGTATCGCCCGGCGGCGACCCGAACAACGGCATCGCGATCGCGTTCATCTACTCCACCGACCACCCGGCGCCATCCAGTAGTCCCAGCCTGGACCGGCGCAAGTACCCGGACGGGACGCTGGTCGACTACGACCACGACGCCAAGCACCTGACGATCGATTGCGTCGGCTCCGTCACGGTGAAGGGGGCACAAGCCCTCCTGGTCGATTTCGGCGGCACGGTCGATGTCAAAGCGGGCGGCAATGCGACGGTCGAAGCGCCCAAGGTGGTCCTGAAGACGCCGCTCACCGAGTGCACGCAGCAGCTCACCGTGAAGGGCCCGCTCATCGCGCAGGCAGGGATGGCCGTCAGCGGCACGGCGGCGACCGGCGGCGGCTCGGTGATGAGCCTCGAAGGCCAGCTCGACATGAAGGACGGCGACATCCTGTTCGCCGGCCTCAGCTCCTACCGCAGCCACACCCATCCGGGCGACAGCGGCGGCACGACGGGCGGGCCGCAGTGATGGCGGGCATGAGCCGGCACACAGGGAAACGGCTCGACGAGCTGGCGCACATCCGCCAGAGCGTCGCCGACATCCTCACCACCCCGATCGGCTCGCGCGTGATGCGCCGCGAGTACGGCTCGCGCCTGCCCGAGCTTATCGATCAGCCGCTCACCGGTGCCACGCTGCTGCGCGCCTACGCCGCGACCACGGACGCGATCATCCGCTGGGAGCTGCGCATCAAAGTCCGCGCGATCACCCGCCTGGTGCATACCGATCGCCCCGGCGCCGTCACGCTCGGGCTGAACGGCGTGCGTACCGATTCCGGTGAGGCGTTCTCGATGGAAGTCCCGCTGTCGGGAGGTGGGGCATGACGACCATCGATCTGTCGCAGCTCCCCGCCCCGGCCGTCGTCGAGGAGATCGACTTCGAGACGATCCTCGCCGAGCGCAAGGCCGAATTCCTGGCGCGCTATCCCGAGGCTGAAGAAGAGATCGACCTGGAGTCGTCGGCGCTCGCGAAGATGCTCGAGGAGAACGCCTACCGCGAGGTCGGTTGGCGTCAGCGGGTCAACGAGGCAGCGCGCGCGGTCCTGCTAGCGTTCTCCAGTGGCTCGGACCTCGACCAGGTCGCCGCGAACCTCGAAACCGAGCGCCTACTGATCGACCCGGGCGACCCGGACGCCAACCCGCCGGTCGAGCCGACCTATGAGTCGGACAAGGACCTGCGCCAGCGCGCGCAGAGCGCCTTCGAGGGCCTGTCCGTCGCCGGCCCCCGCTCCGCCTACGTCGTGCACGCCCTGTCGGCCGACGGCCGCGTGGCCGACGCCACGGCCACGAGCCCGAACCCGGCCGAGGCCCTGGTCACCATCCTCTCGCGCGAAGGCGACGGCACCGCCGCGCAGGATCTGCTCGACGCCGTGGAAGCGGACCTGTCGGCCGAGGACGTACGCCCCGTCGCGGACCGCCTCACGGTGCAATCGGCCGAAATCGTCGACTATGCGGTCGACGCGACCCTGTACATCTACCCGGGACCCGAGGCCGAGCCGATCCTCGACGAGGCGAACGCGCGCCTGGACGCATACACGGAAGAGCAACGCCGCCTGGGGCGCGACATCCGCCGCTCCGCCCTGCACGCCGCCCTGCACGCGGAAGGCGTGCAGCGGGTGGAGCTGAACTCGCCGGCGGCGGACGTCGTGCTCGACGAGACCCAGGCGGCGCACTGCACCGCCAAGACCGCGGTCGTCGGGGGCACCGATGAGTAGCCTGCTGCCACCCAACTCGACGCCGCTCGAGCGCGCCGCCACCGAGGCGATGGCCGAGATCAAGCGCGTCGAGATCCCGCTGCGCAAGCTCTGGAATCCGGATACGTGCCCGGTGGAGGTGCTGCCGTACCTCGCCTGGGCATTCAGCGTCGACCGCTGGGATTCGACCTGGCTGGAAGCCACCAAGCGCGAGGTCGTGCGCTCGAGCTACTACATCCACCGGCGCAAGGGGACGATCGCCGCGCTGCGGCGCGTGGTCGAGCCGCTCGGCTACCTGCTCGAGGTCACCGAATGGTGGGAGCTGGACCCGGAGGGTACGCCCGGCACCTTCCAGGTGGCCATCGGCGTGCTCGACAGCGGCATCACCGACCAGATGTTCACCGAGCTCGAGCGCCTGCTCGACGACGCCAAGCCGGTCTCGCGGCATCTGACCGGTCTGGACATCTACGGCGAGACGCGCGGCACAGGCTACGTCGGCGCCGGCACGTACACCGGCGAGATCTCGACCGTATACCCCTATCTCGCCACCGACGCCGAAGTGAGCGGTTTCCTCTACTTCGGCGTGGCTGATCACACCATCGACACCGCGAGCGTGTACCCACAATGAGCACTTACTACACCGTCATCACCGACGTCGGCCAGGCGAAGCTGGCCAATGCCACGGCCCTGGGGGAGACCGTCGAGCTGACGGCGCTTGCCGTGGGCGATGGCGGCGGCGCGACGCCCGTCCCGGATTCCGAGGCCGAGGCGCTCGTGAACCAGCAGCGCTCGGCCGCGATCAACCAGGTCAGCGTCGACCCGGACAACCCCAACTACATCATCTGCGAGCAGGTGATCCCCGAGGACGTCGGCGGCTGGTGGATCCGCGAGGTCGGCATCTTCGACGCCGACGGCGACCTGATCGCCTACGGCAACTTCCCCGAGACCTACAAGCCGCAACTCGAGGAAGGCTCCGGCCGCACCCAGACCATCCGCGTCGTGATCATGGTCAGCGACACGGCCGCCATCACGCTCAAGATCGATCCGTCGATCGTGTTGGCCACGCGCGAATATGCCGATACCGTGGTAGCCGACCATGCCGCCAGCCGCAACCACCCGGCTGCAACGACGTCGGCGCAGGGCATGGTCGAGATGGCCACCAGCCAGGAGCACCTGAACGGAACCCGTTCCGACCGAGCCACGCACCCGGCCGGCGTCAAGGCGGCGGTGGAGAGCAGGTTCTCGATAACCACCCACAAGCTCGTCGTGATCGACGGCGTCCTCGCGATGGAGGAGCTCTAAATGTACGGCTACCCCAAAGTCATCAACACCCGCGAGGACGTCGACCTGCTGGTCGACTATCTCGGCACGATCTCGGCCACGCCCGAGCTGGTCGCGCGCGGCCTTGCCTACCTCAAGGGCCTGCGCGACAAAACGAAGCACTACGTCTTCGACCGCGTGCTGGCCGACGGCGAGGATCCGGACGGCGGCGAGCCGGACTACCGGGTACTGGAGGAGGAGGCCGACGACGGGAGCACGGTGCGTCGCCAGTACACCCTCGAGGACAACCCGCGCGCCCCGATTCACCGCCTCGGTTTCACGGTGGACGAGGTGCAGGCGCTGATCGACCAGATTGAAGGAGCACAGTAATGGCGGCAGGCGACAAGATCGTGATCCCGGCGCAGGCCGCCGGCTTCGTGAGCCTCTTCGGGTACATGGGCAAGGGCACCGGTGACACGCTCGACCTCCCCGAAGGCATGGTCAACATCGGCGGCAACAGCCTGGGGTATCTGCTCGCCGCGCAGACCGACTGGGACCCGGTTGCCAACAGCGACGGCTCGTTCGCCGGCCTCGCGCTCGGCGACGACGCCTACATCTACGCCGTGGCCGATGCCTCCGGCACGGCGCAGTGGGTGGCTAGCAAGAACTCCACTGTGCCGGATGGGGAGACGGCGGACACCTCGCGCAAGATCGGCGGCTTCCACTACGGCCGCGTGCGCACCGTGGCCGAGCGCTACGACACCGGCATCACCCCGGCCACGCAGATCGTGCCCAACAGCGTGTGGGACCTGAAGCACCGCCCGACC